GACCGAGGACGTCGACGAGGAGATGTTCGACGCCTGGCTCAAGCAGAACGCCTCCTACCACCCGGTGCGGAACGGTCTGATCTTCAAGCAGTCGACCGAGGCCCGGGCCAAGTCCCAGGCCAAGGATCAGTCGGACATCAAGTCCGGCCTCGAGCCGCAGGACCCGGACAAGCCTGGCCCGGGCCTCGCCAAGGCCGACTGATGCCAGCGGCCGTCTTCAACTACACCGCGTGGACAGCTCGGTTCCCTGAGCTGGCCACTGGTGTGAGCGCTGTCGGCGCCCTGAAAGCCCAAGCTTACTTCGACGAGGTAGCCGCGCTGTACCTCGACAACACGGACGCTTCACCCGTGGCTGACCCGGTTCGACGCCTGTTCTTGATGAACCTGCTCGTCGCCCACCTTGCAGCGCTCGGGGCCGTCGACGCCACTGGCCAGCCTCAGTCCACCCTTGTGGGGCGGATCGCCTCGGCCGGTGAGGGATCGGTCTCGGTGGGCGCCGACATGGGCCCCGTCAGCGCCTCAGCCGCTTGGTACCTGCAGACCAAGTACGGAGCGCAGTACTGGCAGGCCTCTGCCAACCGGCGCACGATGCGCTACATCCCCAGCCCTCGGTACGGGGGCTTGAGCGGCAGCAACCAAGCGATGTCCGCCCCACCAGGAGCCTTGCCCCCATGGGTATGATCTCGATCGCCAGCAAGTTCAAGCACGCCCGGGCCTTCCATGTTGAGGGCAAGCACGACGTCATCCTCAAGGGATTTCATGGCCAGCAGGAAGCTGACGGCTACGGCATCACGAAGGACGTGGACGAGGACTGGTGGCACGCTTTCATCGGGACGGACGACGGCAAACGGCTGGTCAGCTCGATGAAGCTGTTCGAGGTCGACGAGCACGGGAACCCGGTGTTCTCGTGATCACGCCCGAGATCGTGATCGCTTTCACCTTGGGGGTGGCTGTCGGCGTCATCTTCACGACCTTCATGATGTCGTGGCGCTGACTGGGGGCCAAAAGCTGGCCGCCAGGCTGGCGCAGGTGGCGGCCAAGGTCCACCAGCCCCAAACGGTCCAGGTCGGCTTCCTTGAGGGGTCGACGTACCCGGACGGGCAGAGCTTGCCGATGGTGGCGGCGATCATGGAGTACGGCGGCGAGATCCACGTAGCCGCTCACACGGCCAAGATCTACCGCAAGCTCGACAAGGACGGCGGCTTCGCCAAGGGCGGCAGGTTCGTCAAGAAGAAGCAGGCCGACATCGAGCAGGACGTCGAGGTGCCAGCCCACACGATCACGATCCCGCCCCGGCCGTTCTTTCGCCGGATGATTGCGCAGAACCAGGCTGGCTGGCAGCCGCAGGTGGCGACGCTGCTGAAGCAGAACGACTACGACGTGGACAAATCTCTCAACCAGATGGGCATGGTCATCGCCGACCAGCTGCGTCAGTCGATCGTGGACTTCAGAGACCCGCCGCTGGCGCCGAGCACCGTCAAGGCCAAGGGCAGCGACAAGCCCCTCGTCGACACCGGCCATATGCTGAACAGCGTGGATTACGAGGTCAAGTGAACCTCCACAACATCGCCTCGGGTTGCATCGGCGCCATCAACCCAAACACGGCTGGCACGCTTCAGCCCAGCGAGGGGTACGTCACCAACGACGACGGCAGCCGTTCGCCCAGCTACGAGGGCTCGGTGCCGGTGCAGGTTCAGGTTCAAGCATTGACCACCGCCAAGCTGGTCCAGCTCGAGCAGTTGAACATCGCCGGGTCCACGCACGTCTTGTTCATCTCGGGTGAGATCGACGGAGTGCTCAGGGCCGACCGCAAGGGCGGTGATTTGATCACCTTGTCTGACGGCCGCAGGTACTTGGTCACGGCCGTTCTCGAGCAGTGGTCCAATTGGGCGCAAGCTTCCGTCACGATGCAGGTGCCATGATGAGCGCCACCGTCGACCTGACCGAGTCGATCGCCCACTCGGTGACTCGGTCGTTGCTGCTCCAGATCTTGCCGGACGGCATCGAGGTTGTCAGGGGCCAGGACAACCGGGTGCCAGAACCGCTGGCCGACGACTACGTCGTGATCACTTCGATCACTCGGACCCGCCTTGCTACCAACTGGGACACGTACGACAACGTCGAGTCCAAGTTCATTCGCCAGGGCACGCAGCTTGGCATTCAGCTCGACATCCACGGGCCCAACAGCCCCCAAAACTCTCAGATCATCTCCACGCTGCTTCGTGACGAGTACGCGGTGGACTTCTACTCGGCAAGCGGCTACGACATCGCCCCGCTCTACGCTGACGACCCTCGGCAGATCCCGTTCACCAACGGTGAGGACCAGGTCGAAGACCGATGGGTCGTGGACTTGCAGCTGCAACTCAACGCGGTAGTGACAGTGCCGCAGGACTTCGCTGACCAGCTGAGCGTCCAGCAGCTCAACAAGGAGCCCTCATGACGACGATCCCGCTTTCCTCTTTCGACAGCGTCCAGCCGGGAGTCATCTCGGGCGGGGGCGCAGCGCTCGATCTGATCGGCCTGGTCCTGACCAACAACGCCTACGTGCCAGTCGGCCAGGCGATGGCATTTCCCAGCCAGCAGGCCGTCGCTGCCTTTTTTGGCCAGGCGTCGACCGAAGCCGAGATGGCCGCCGTCTACTTCAACGGGTTCGTGGGCAGCACCAAGACGCCGGGCTCGCTGCTGTTCTACTTCTACAACACGTCGCCGGTCGGCGCGTATCTTCGAGGCGGCTCCATGGCGGGCGTGACTCTCGCCCAGCTCCAGTCGTACACCGGGGGCGTGGGCGTCGTGATCGACGGCACCACCAAAGGTGTCGGCTCCATCAGCTTGGCCGCCGCGACCAGCTTCACCAGCGCGGCCGCCATCCTGGCGTCGGCCTGCGCATGCTCGGTGACCTACGACACGGTTCACCAGGCCTTCGTGTTCGCCAGCGCCACGACGGGCGCCGCCTCGACGATCACCTTCGCCTCCGGCACTCTCTGCCCGCTGTTGAACCTCACCCAAGCCACCGGCGCTGTCACTTCTCAGGGGGCCGTGGCCTCGAACCCGGCCAGCGCTATGGCCGGAGTGCTGGCAGCCACTCATGACTGGGCGCTGTTCACCACAGCGTTCGAGCCGGTTACGGCCGACAAGCTCAGCTTCTCGCAGTGGGTCAGCGGCCAAGACTACGAGTTCGGCTACGTGCCGTGGGACAGCCTGGACGGCGACGCGATCACCAACACGGCGGATCCGACCCAGTTCGTCGCACAGCTCCTGGCGGCCGGCTACAGCGGCGTCTGCCCGGTCTACGAGGACCCCTACGCAGCCATGTTGGTGCTCGGCTGGGCCGCCTCGTTAGACTTCGACCGGCTGAACGGCCGAGCGACGTTGGACTTCGCGTCCAGCACGCTCGTGACGCCGTCCGTCACCACGGCCCAGGCTGCGGCAGACTTGAAGGCCAACGGCTACAACTTCTACGGCGCCTTCGGGTCTGCGGCTCAGGAGTTCCAGTTTTTCACCGACGGCCACGTGACCGGGCCGTTCGAGTGGATGGACAGCTTCGTCAATCAGATCTGGCTGAACAGCGGCCTCCAAGCTGCTGCGGCCACGCTGCTGACCCAAATCAAGCGGATCCCGTACAACGACGCCGGGGTCAGCTACATCAAGGCCGCGTACCAGGATCCCATCGACGCGGCCGTCAACTTCGGCGCCATTACGGTAGGCGTGGCGCTGTCGAACCTGCAGGCCGCCGAGGTCAACGGCCAGGCTGGCCTGGCGATCGACCAGACGCTGACGGCCAAGGGCTACTACCTGCAGGTGATCCTGCCCCCGTCCAATGTCCGCCAGGAGCGAGGCACGCCGGTCTGCACGCTGTGGTACATGGACGGCGAGTCGGTCCAGAGCCTGAACCTCGCTTCCCTCCTGGTCCAGTAAGGAGCCGTCCAGATGGCTAAGCGCACTATCACGAGCGCCAACAGCGTCTTCGTGCTGATCATCCCTGGGCTCTACGACGCGCCCCAGCAGATCCAGGGCTTTGGGCCGGACGACGCGTTCGACACCGACGCCGTCGAGCCTGCTGAGACGATGATGGGTGTGGACGGGTTCATGTCGGCCGGCTACGTGCCGGTGCTGACCAAGCAGGGCGTCACGCTCCAAGCGGACAGCCTGAGCAACGACGTGTTCGACGCCTGGTTCTCATTGAGCCAGGCCAATCGTGAGACTGTGTTCGCCTCAGGCACGATCCTGATGCGCAACATCGGCAGGTCCTTCATCCTGGTCAACGGCATCCTCAGCCGGATCCCGCGCTTCGCGACGGCGTCGAAGACCCTCCGCGCGCGGAAGTTCGAGATCACCTGGGAGCAGGTGCTGGCGGAGCCGGTATGAGGAAGACGGCAACCGTCACGATCGACGAAGACGGGCGGGACAAGGGCAAGAGCTTCCGCCTGACTGAGATGTCGGCCATGAAAACTGAGAAGTGGGCGACTCGTGCGCTGCTGGCGCTGGCCAACGGCGGCGTCGACATCCCGGACGGGCTGGAGCGTTCTGGCCTGGCAGGCTTGGCCGTCGTTGGCATCCAGCTGCTGGGCAAGCTCGATTACGACGTGGCGGCCCCGTTGCTCGATGAAATGATGTCGTGCGTCGAGATCAAGACTGACGCCAGGATCCGGTCGCTGACGCCAGACGACATCGAGGAAGTGTCCACGCTGCTTTTCTTGCGGGCGGAGGTGTTCAAGCTTCACGCCAGTTTTTTTCCTGCCGTCGCCCGCTTGATCTCGACGATGGCCCCAGCCACCGAGAGCTGATCCCGTACCCCAACATCCCGGCTAGCGTAGGGGTGGTGATCAAAGCAAAGCTAGCGACGCTGAACGAAGTGCAGACAGTCTACTCAGTCGAGGACGTCTATGACTTGATTGAGATGATGATCATCGACGGCGCGAACGATCGGAGGGACGATGGCGACGATCATTGACTCTCTGGTCGTCACCTTGGGGTTGGACGGCTCTGGCTTCGCCAAAGGCCAGAAGCAGGCTGCCGAGAGCCTAGGTTCGACACAGAAAGCGGCCGCGGCCGTCTCCAAGCAGCTGCAGGACGTCAGCAAGAAGCTCGGTGAGTACTTTGCGAAGCTGCGCAACGAGGCTGTCGGCCTGTTCGCAGTCTTCACGGCTGGTCGGGGCATCAAAGACTTCATTGCTGATCTGACGAGCTCGTCAGCTGCGGCTGAGCGCACGGCCCACAACCTGGGCATCTCGATCCAGACGCTGTCGGCGTGGCAGGAAGCTGCCAAGCGGGCGGGCGGCTCGGCCGAGGGCATCACGGCGACGTTCCAGCGCCTTTCACAGGCGCTGCAGAACCAGTATCTCACTGGCTCCGACCCGATCGTCACAGCCCTCACACAGCTGGGCGTGCCGGTGGCCGGGCTCAAGACGGCTGACCAGCTGGTGCGGCGGCTCTCGCAGTCGCTGTTCGAGTTGGACAAGACCAACCCTCAGCGGGCTTTGGCGATCGCCAACGCGGCCGGGCTGTCGGAGGAGGACTTTAACCTCCTGCGCCAGGGGCCGGCAGCGATCGACGCCATGCTGGCCAAGGTCAAGCAGCTGGGCCTGCCGAGCGAGCAATTTGGCCTGCAGTCTCAGCGGATCATCTCTAGCCTGCTAGACGTCAAGCAAGGGGTCGAGAGCGTCGCCCGGGCCGTGGTCGAGGCTTTGGACCCGACGATCGAGACCGTGCTCAACCAAATGAGCAAGTGGCTCATTGTGAACCAGCAGTGGCTGGCCACGAAGATCCAGGACGGCATCTTCGACGTCATCGCGGCCGTCAGGGAGTTCATCGGCCTCATCGACTACCTGGTCCAGTCCCAGGGCGGCTGGCAGGCCCTGGGCGACGCTGTCAAAGAGCTTTTCAAGAAGGAGAACTACCAAGACGGCCTTCAGATGCTCAGAGACATCAAGGCTGAGTACAAGGAGATCGTCGACCTCGTCAAGGATCTGACAGGAGGCTCCATCGGGTCCGCGGCTGCCGGAGGCCTGAACACGGCCAACACCTGGGCCACGGATGCGGGCAAGTGGCTTCACGACACCGTCATCCAGCTGTACAACCCGCGCATGCCGGCTCCGGCCCGGGACCCCGAGCACAACCAGTTCCCGTCGGCGCCGCCAGAAGCCGCGCCGGGCCAGGGCCCTAGGTCGCGTGCCTCTCGGCGGGACTGGGGCGCCACCCCCGCGCCGGCTGCGGCTGGCAGCGGTCCCAGCGACCAGCAGCTGCAGAAGCAGGCTGACACGTCGGCCAAGGCGCAGAAGATCTCGTTCCGGGAGGCTCTGAACGAGTTCGGGCAGCGTTGGCTGGCGCCTCAGACGGCAGCCCAGAAGGCGGCCTTGGCGCCCCTGACCCAGCTGGACCTGGACAGCAGCCCGAAGCTGATCAACACGTCTTACCGAGTCGACTTGCCGGCGCCGGTCTTCCCCAAGCAGCGGCCGTCGCGGTCGGCCCCTTACGACGACTACAGCTTGGAGAACCCGGACACGGCTCCTTACACCCCGGTCCTCGATCTCATCGGCCGGGCGGAAGGGACTGGCGACAACTACAACGACACCTACGCTCACGGCAAGTACGACCCGGCCAACTCGGACGGGCCGGAGAACATGACGGTCGAGGAGGTGGAAAAGCTCCAAGCCGAGATGCTGAAGCGAGGAGCGCCGTCCACGGCCGTCGGCCGCTACCAGATCATCGACACGACGCTCAAAGACCTGATGCGCAAGATGCATTTGTCTGGCAAAGAGCTGTTCAGCCGGCACCTGCAGGACCAGATGGCCGCGGCTCTCATCCAGCTGGGCGGGGGTCTGAACCGAGACACGCTGGCTCACATCTGGTCAAGCATCCCGAACTCTCAGGGGCAATCTGACTACGGCCAGCATCTAGGCGTGTCCCCAGACCAGGTGGACTCGGCGCTCAAGGCAGCTGGCTCGGTCAGCCGAGCTCAGTCGATCGACCAGCGGCAGTCGTCGAACACGACCATCGACCGCTCGTCGCAGACCAGCATCAACGGGCCGATCACGATCCAGACTGCCAGTCGAGATCCTAGGGCGATCATGACGTCGCTCCGAGCTGAGGTCGGCAAGCGGAACCTGGCGTACCAGGCTAACACGGGCTTGGCTTGATGCCGCTGGCGACCAACCCATTGCCTCGGGCGCCCAACGTGCCGCCGGGCGGCAGCAACGGCTTGCCGGCCGTGCTGACGTCAATCAACAGCGCCATCGACCCGATCATCGCTGACGCCGCCTTCTTGGCGGCGGACGCCGCTGCCCTGATCCAAGCGTTTGCGCCTCCCAGCTGGGGCGTGTTTGACGACGACGGCAACCAGCTCTTGTTCCCGGACACGATCCTTGAGGTGGAGTACGTCAAGGACTACCGGGTGTCCAGCTACCCCGTTGAACAAGGCAGCTTCCGCGACTACAACAAGGTAGAGACGCCGGCCGAGCTGCGAGTGTCAATGGCTTACGCTAGCGGGGCCGGCGACCGAGCTACCTTTTTGGCGGCCTGCTACGGCCTAGTGTCCAGCCTCAGGCTGGTGGGCGTGCTGATGCCCGAGGTTTACTACGGCAGCCTGAACGCCAAGCACATGGACTACCGCCGCCGCCGGGAAGACGGCGGAGCCAGCAAGCTGGTTGTCGACATGTGGTTTGAGCAGATCCGGGTGAGCGGTACGCAGACGTTCAGCAACACCAAGGAGACGCAGAGCCAAGATCCTCAGGACGGAGGCACGACGACGCCCCAGCCAGCGACTAGCTCGCAGGACGCGGCGATCGGAACCCCGACGTGACCTCTTCCATCGTGCCGCTGCAGGCCGTGCCGAGCCAGACGATCAGAGCGACGCTCGGCAACCAGGCGGCTCAGCTCAACATCTATCAGAAGCAGCTGTACGACGCTGCCACGATGACGCCGGCGCTGTACATGGATGTGCTGCTCAGCGGAGTCGTGATTTTGGGAGGATCGATCTGCTTGACTGGCGTCAAGATCATCCGAGACCCCTACCTCGGGTTCAACGGGGACCTGATGTTCTTCGACACGCAAGGGTCGCTTGACCCACAGTGGGCTGGACTCAACACTCGGTGGTTCTTGGCCTACCTGGCGCCATGAGCTTCGTTCAGCGTAAGATTGACCTGACATTCACGCTTCAGAACAACCAGGTGTTCGACGCCACGACCGGGGCGGACACCGTCAAGCTGTCTGGCCTCAGGGTGTCAGCCACGCTGTCCAACGGCGGCAAGATTGGGATGGGCACCTGCTCGCTCCGGATCTACGGCATGACGTTCTCTCAGATGAACACGCTGTCCACGCTGGGGCAGCGGATCACGGAAGTCGGCAAGAACCTGGTGCAGGTTGACGCCGGCGACTCGTTGATCGGCATGTCGCTGCTGTTCTTTGGGACCATCACGAACGCCTACCCAGAGTTCAACGGGATGCCGGAGACAGCATTCATCGTCGAGGCTCAGGCCGGCTACAACGCAGCGATCACGCCGGTGGCGCCGGTCAGCTACCCAGGCCACGCTGACGTGGCAGTGATCATCGCCAACATCGCCACCGTCATGGGGCGCCAGTTTGAGAACAACGGGGTCTCGGTCACGCTGACCGACGTCTACCTCCACGGAACAGCGTTTCAGCAGTGGCTAGATGCCAAGGAGATGGCTAACATCGAGGGCTACGACGACGGCAAGACGCTGAGCATCTGGCCGATCAATGGCTCTCGGATGGGGGCGGCCACGGTGCTGAGCCCTAGCACGATCATGAAGGGCTACCCGAGCTTCAACTCGGCCGGCATCTCGCTGTCAGTGCTGTTCACGCCCCAGATCCGGTTCGGGGCCACGATCGACGTGCAGAGCGAGCTGCCGGCCGCCCAGGGCGTCTGGAAGGTCCAGATCTTGAACTACAACCTCGAGGCGGAGACGCCCGACGGCGCCTGGTTCCAGGACATCGAGGCCGTCCGCCCGACGTTCTTTGTCGGGGAAAGCTAGTGAGCACACCCGTCGGCTTCCTCGACCTAGGCGACCTCGCGACGCAGCACGCGGCTCAGGCGTTTCTTGTCAAGCAGATGATGGCTCGCCTGGCGACTGCTGACCTTGTCCAGGTGACGGCTGTGCAGCCTGGCGGCGTCGGCCCCACGGGCATTGTCACCGTCCAGCCGCTGGTCAACCAGATCGACAGCGACGGGAACGCCACGCCTCACGGGACGCTGCCGAACCTGCCGTACTTTCGGCTCCAAGGCGGCGCCAACGCTGTGGTCATCGACCCGGCCGTGGGCGACATCGGGGTAGCGATCTTCTGCCGCCGGGACATCTCGACGGCCAAGTCTACCAGGAAGCAGGCGAACCCAGGCAGCCGACGTCGTTACAGCATGTCTGACGGCCTCTACCTGGGAGGCTTTCTCAACGGGATCCCGACGCAGTACATCCAGCTCGGATCGACTGGCATCTTGATCTCGTCGCCGACCGCTATCAAGCTGGCGACCATGGGGCCAGTTGACATCAACTCTGGGGGAGCGTTCACCATCGAGTCGTCCACGTTCACCCACAACGGAGTCAACATCGGAGCGACTCATCGTCATTCCGGAGTGGCGACCGGCGCCGGCGTTTCGGGCGTGCCGCAGTGACCCAGTCAACCATGCTGCTTGACCGTTCGACGTGGGACTTGTGCCTTGACGCCGAGGGGCATATCGCCGTGGCCGGGCCCCCGTACTCGCTGGCGCAGCAGGCCGCGTGTGCCATCAAACTGTTCCTTGGCGAGCTGTACTACTGCACGACCAAGGGAAGGCCCTACTTCCAGCAGATCCTGGGCAAGACGTTGCCGAGCCAGCAGATCGTCAAGAGCCAGCTAGAGACGGCGGCGCTGACGGTGCCAGGCGTCGTGACGGCTCAAGTTTTTGTGACTGGCTTCACCAACCGGGCGCTGACCGGCCAGGTGCAGATCACTGACTCGACGGGCGCCCCCAGTCAAGTGGGCTTCTGATGTCTGGCACCACCAGCGTTCCCCAACCAACCTTCGGGCCTGCCGGCTTCATCATGCCGTCGGAGTCGGCGATCCTTGCTGGCGTGCAGGCTGATCTCAACGCAGCGTTTGGCGGGAACCTCATCTGGGTCGACGCTAACGGCGACCCGCTGCTGGAAACTCCTGAAGGCCAGCTCGCTACGACGATGACCGCCATCATCGCTGACTGCTATCAGCAGTTCTTGAGTTACACCACGCAGGTGGATCCAGCGTTCAGCTCAGGCCGGATGCAAGACGGCATCGCTCGGATCTACTTTATCACCCGGATGCCTGCCACGGCCACCGTGGTGTCGGCCACCCTCACGGGGGCAGCTGGGACCGTCATCCCGGCTGGAGCTCAGGCTGCTGACACCGGCGGCAACATCTACGCCCTGGCTTCCGCCGTCACGATTGGCGCTGGCGGGACCGTGACTGGACAGTTCGTCTCGCAGGTCACAGGCCCGATCGCCTGCGCCGCAGGCTCGCTGACCCAGATCTACCAGGCAGTGCCGGGCTGGGAGTCAGTGGTCAACACCGCCGACGGCGTGGTTGGCAGCGATGTTGAGACTCGAGCAGCCTTTGAGGCTCGCCGAGCGGCCACGGTGGCTGGCAACTCGGTGAACAACTTGCAGGCGATCCGCGCCGCTGTGCTTGCCGTGCCGGGCGTGTTGGACTGCTACGCCACAGAGAACGACGCCTCCTCAGCTCAGACGATCGGGGGCGTGTCACTTGCCGCGAACTCGGTCTACGTGTGCGTGGTCGGCGGGGCTTCCATGGCTGTGGCGCAGGCCATCTGGTCGAAGAAAGCGCCCGGCTGCGCTTACAACGGCACCACGACGGTGGCAGTGACAGACTCCAGCTACTCGGTGACACCACCATCCTACAACGTGTCATTCACGTACGCAACTCCGGTCCCTGTCTACTTCAACGTGCAGATCGCTAACTCAACGGCCGTGCCTTCGGACGCCATGGCGCAGATCCAGAATGCCATCCTGGGCGCCTTTGCCGGTGAGGACGGAGGGTCTCGGGCGGCCATTGGGCAGTCGTTGTACGCCAGCCGGTTCTACGCAGCCGTGGCGGCGCTTGGCGCCTGGGCGGAGATCATCAGCATCCAGGTCGGCACTGCGTCTCCGGGCGCGGCCAACTACGTGACCATGAACATCAACCAGATCCCGTCGACCTCCGCGGCCGACATCACAGTCACTCTGGTCTGACATGCAGGACTACCAGCAGACTGTCATCGCTGAGTTCTCCAACTCTACCGCGCTGCTGACTGTCTTGGAGGGGTTCAACCAGAATGTTGACCCAGCGGACAACCTCAACAACTTCTACGACCTGATCTGGGACGTGTCCAGCGCCGAAGGCTACGGGCTAGACGTTTGGGGCCGGATCGTTGGTGTCAACCGCGTGTTGCAGGTAGCTGAGACTCAGTACTTTGGGTTTCAGCAAGGAGGCACCTTGGCGATCGCTGGCTTCGACCAAGCGATCTTCTTTCGGGGTGAAGCGCTGACGACCAACTACGCGCTGACCGACGATGGGTTCCGCACGCTGATCTACGCCAAAGCTCTGGCCAACATCTCTGACCTTTCCGTCCCGGCGATCAACAAAGTGCTGCAGACCTTGTTCTCCAGCTACGGGAACGCCTACTGCACCGATGGCGAGAACATGACGATGACCTACACGTTCAACTTCAACTTGACGCCAGTTCAGTATTCGATCGTCGCGACTTCCGGGGTTCTTCCTAGGCCGGTCGGGGTCGCTGTGTCAATCGTGCAGACCTGACATGCAGGAAGCCAACGCCCCGACTCCGTACTCGGTGCTGTTTGGCAGCAGCGCCAGCCCGACCTACATTCGGACGGTGCCTGTCACGACAGCGGATCCGAATGCCGCCAGTTTCACCGACGGTTTCCCACCCAACACGTTCACACCGCCCGGAGCTGGCGGCGCGCCGCCCGACGGCAGAGATGTCAATGGGCTTTTCCTCAGCCTGACGCAGGCGGCCCAGTACCTGCAGGCCGGAGGAGCATTGCTCTTCAGCTCGGCTTTCGCGACAGCCATCGGCGGCTACCCGAAGGGCTCAGTCCTCACCAGCGCCACCAACCCCACGGTGCTGTGGACCAGCACTGTGGACAACAACTCCAACGATCCTGACGGCACGGAGTCCCCGACCAACTGGGTGTCGCTCGGGGCTGGGCGGATGCTGTCTGACACGGCGTACGGCGCCACTAACACGTACAACCTCAACTTCAACGCCTTGACCAATGTGGCCGAGATCATCCTTGTCGGCGCGGGTGGAGGAGGCGGGGGCTGCGCCGCCGCTGCGACCGGCCAAGCGTCCGCAGGTTCCGGCGGCGGCGGCGGGGCCAGCATCCGGATGACGATTGTGGCCCCAGCCGGCAAGACCATTGCGGGGCTGCTCGGCACCTCGGCATTCACCATCTTTGTCGGCAATGGTGAGTCCGGCGGGTCGGGCGCCACTGCCGGCAACGGCGGGCAGAACACGGTGTTGACTGTCGGGGGCTTGACTTACACGGCCAACGGCGGTGGAGGCGGGCTCGGGTCGACCGCGAACAGCGGGACGTTCGGTGTCGGCGCGGGTATCGGAGGGAATTACCCCGGGTACGCTTTCCAGACGGTCAGCGGAGTTTCATTCAACGCGTATGGCTTCACCGGCGGCTCGGGAGGCTTTGGGATCGTGTACGGCCCTGGCAACTGCACCGGGGGATACGGGGGAGCCAATGGCGAAGGCAATCCGGGAGCAGCGTCGTCGTTCGCTGGCAACGCTGGGACGAACAGCTTCAACTTTGGGACCGGCGGCAGCGGCGCTTGCGCGGTGTCGGGTCAGGGTCCCCTGCAAGGCGGCTCGGGCTCGGTAGGCTTGGCCATCGTCAGACAATACTCGGTCTGATGGCCTACATTGTCTCCTTGGCCCCCGCTCCGCTGCCGGGCCAGACCTACACGTGGCCGGAGAAGTTTCCAGACGATGAGCTGGACTACGTGTTTGACGCCACCGCCTGGCTGGCCGCCACCGGCCTGACGCTGATCGACATCGACATCTCGGTCGATCCCTCACTGACGGTGGTCGACACGCAGTTCTTGCCGACAGCCATCGGAACTCCTACCACCGGGGTCCAGCTGACGCTGACAGGGGGCGTGGGCGGCGCTAGCCCGGCAATATTCTTTGAGATGGAGTTGGAAGACGCGGTTGGCTCCCCGCAAAGATCTTCGGCGATTGTGGCGCTGCCGGTCAAGCTTGGACCTCCGGTCGGACTGGTGCCGATCATCACGCCGACCCTGGTGGTGGCCGGCGACAGCTACGTGGTGGCCGGGGGCTTGTCTTTGGTGGCAGGCTCCGTCAGCGGACCCCCGATCATGTTCGGGTTTCCGCACGGGCTGGGCATTCCTGGCTTGCCGCCACCGCCGCCTCCAGGCACCACGACCCCGGGCAGCTCGCTGCCGCCGGGCACTTACGTGGTGGACGACAACACGGGAGCGTACGTCGTGGATGACAACACCGGGGCATATGTGGTGGCAGGATGAACATTCGTGCATGGCTGCTGATGGCTGCAGCGCTGCTGCCACTCTCAGCCCAGGCTCAGACTGTCACGACCGAGAAGCTCAGCTCATTGTTCGCCGCGCCGTTGGTCTATCAGAACGGTCGGATCACCGCCGCTTTCGGCACGGTCCCGAACACGTTTGCCGACGGAGGCGCGCTGGCTGCCGCGCAGTCTCAGCTGGCTGCAGCTCAAGCAACGTTGAGCAGTGTGCAGACCAGCGTCACGTCGGCGGCTGCAGCCGCCACGACAGCTCAGACCACGGCAGCGATGGCCGAGACCATGGCGGCCAGCGCGACCACCGCAGCGGCCGCGGCTCAGCTCTACGCTGGCGACCAGGCGCTGGGCGTCTCCGTGGCTGCAGGCTCGACCAGTCTCGGCACGGCCACGCCGATTGCCCACCAGTTCACTGAGGCCGCCACCTTGGGTGCCGGCGGCAGCTTGTCGCTGGCCGCGTTCAACAAGGTTTACGTCGTCGTGAATGACACTGGGTCATCGCTGCCGCTGTTCCCAGCGGCCTCCAACCAGTTCATAGCGGCGGGCGGCCCGCAGGGGACCGGAGCGTCGGTGAACATCGCCCCCTGGGCGGTCGTGACGATCGTGCCTCTTTCCAGCACTTCAGCTCGGATCTTCTGATGGTCAGCAACGTCCTCGACCTTTTCCAGCTGGGTGAAGATCTGCCAGGGGGCCCGGCCCCGCTGGACTACGTCATCACCGTCCGTCCAGGCGTGGCAGCTGTGCCCGCGGTGCCGGCCCAGGGCTCGACCCCGGCCACGCCGGCCGTGCCGGCCGTGCCTCCGCAGATGTACCGCTACTCGCCGCCGTACGCGTTCACAGCGATCTCGATCAACTCGGACAATTCCGTCACCTTCACCTACGCCAACGGCTCGACGGTGACAGCCTCGGGCACCATCGGCGCTCCTGAGATCTACACGGCCCCGGACTACATGATCGGTCCGGCCAGCAAGGTGTGGATCATCTCCGATGAACAGACAGGTCTCGACAGCTCGGGGAACCCGGTCGTCGAGCGCCGCCGCCGGCGCCTTGACCACGTTGGCGACAGCGTGGTGAACCTCAACACCTATCTGCAGATCCAGCCCGACGTGGGCCAGGCGATCATGCAGGCGGCCAATGACCTGCCGGCAGCCGGGGGTGTCATCAAGTTTCCGGCTTATCTGGTCAACTTCACCACCCTTGAGGAGGTGATCCTTCCAGCGGGCAAGAGCTACGCCTTCGAGGGCGACGAGCGCACCGGCACAGTGATGAACGTGGGGCACGCGGGCTTCGGCATCGTGCTGGCCCAAGGTGCCAACAACCGTGCGTCGCTGACGCTGAAGAACTTCACCATCCAGGCAGCTTTCGCCACCGGCGTCTCGGCCGGGGCAGTCAGCCTCTCTTACAACCAGCTGCCGTCCAACCAGGAGCCCAACCTGATCCTCGACAACTTCGAGGTCAGAAGCCAGACTGGCGCAGGCGCTTCGAACGCCTTCCAGTGCGCGTTCCAGCTGACGAACGTGTGGGGCATTTCGGCCAAGAACGTCAACATCATTGGCCCGGGGTTGACAACCGACCCAGAAGCAGCGGGCAATTTCATCCCCATCCCTGGCTTCGTCGGATTTCAACAGAGTGGTTGCGTCGAGTTTTCTGGCGACGCGCTTCGCTTCTACTACGTCGACTCGCCCTTCATGCAGGTCGGGTACTGCGAAGGTTGGCAGTTGACCAACGTCGTGGCCGTCGGTTGCGGCTGGCTGTTCAACCAGACGCTCAACGCAGACGGCTCGGCCTTCGGAGAGACTTTCTCGGGCGACGTCAACCCTTTCAACGGCGACGGGTTCTACCTGGCCAACAGCGAGATCAGCACGGCCTACGGCGTGTTCAATGCCAAGGCGCTGCACGGCGGCCTGATGGCCAACAACCACTACTCGCGCTACTTGAGTGCAGGGGCGGGCTACACTGCGTTCAAGCTGGTCGACTGCTTCGGCTGGGGCTACACGGGCGGCAAGGCTGAGGTGCCTGCGCAGTTTGGCTCGACCTTTGCCAGCCTGACGGCTTCGGGTGTTGCCGGCCAGCTCAGCATGCTGCATTCGTTCCACGGCATCGAGATCAACAACTTCGGCACCGATCTCGTGTTGCTCGGCGACATGAAGAATGTCACCATGGAGAGCTGCGAGCACATCAAGGGCGGCGCTCGGTCCTCCCCTGCCGTGTCGATTGCCGTC